ATTTGTCCTTTGATAATTCGTATTTTTTGTCAAACTGACTTACAATTTCTTTTAATGCATTCTCTGTAATGTGTTTTTTATTTAAATCTTGCGTTTCACAAAGAGCCTTATATTTTTTATCAACTTCAATGCAATCTTTTTGAAATTCGCACAATAAATTTTGATTAGATGTTACCGTTTTTTCATCAATTGATTTATCTGTTGCCCATCTATTATTGCTGCGTTTAAAGTAAACAATTTTGTCTTCGGCATTATCATACATCATGGCAAAGTCTCCATCAACAACTCGTTTCATTCCATTAATCAATGTTTCGGCAAGACGAGGCGCGTCTTTGGTGGAAATCTTGTTTTTGCTAATCAATTTCTGCACTAAGAACTCGTAAAACTCTTCAGGAGCCAGTGCAATTTGGTCTTTTTGATAATCGTCCAACATTCCATACATTGTGTCGTCAAACTTCTTATCAAAATAAGTAATCTTATCATTGTCGGTCGCGACTTCTTCAAGACTCTTATACTGTTTTGCAATAACAACGTTTAAACATTTGTTGTCCTTTTCTGCGTTTTTAATCTCTTCATCTAATTCGTCCTTGTCTTTTTCAATATTCTCAATAATAGAACCAATATTTTCTGGCAACATGGTGCCGATGCTAGCAAGAGCCAATGCATTGTCAAACACATCAGAAAAATCAGTAGTTTTCATTCTCCAAAGAAGTTCCGAGCTTGTAAGCTTCAAATCATTTGGATCGTAGTCGTATGAGTCAACAAACACTTCATTATTTACCTTTCTATCAGAGATTAAAGAAAGAATATAATTAGCAGATGGTCTGTATCCTGTATTTGCCAATCGCTTTTTCAATAAGGAGAACTCCTTTTCCTTTTCTTTAAAGTTTCTGTTGTATTCGGAAATTTTATCTTGTAAGAATGATTCAATGTCTTTGTATTGCATAAACGTTAAATCGTCTGCGTAAATTAAAAATGGTTCTAAATATCCGACAACATCGTGAACCGATAATTTGCCATTGATGTATTTCTTCATTAAATTGAATAAAACACGCGTTTTGGGAACTATTTTCTGAAGAAACTCTTTATAAATCTCATAATTTGTTAAGCCTTCCATTTTTTCGTTCTTAACCAATACATAATTTTTGATATTATTCACAAACTTTTTTTCTGAAAATTCAAGATCAGTTTCAAAATCATCAACGTTTATTTTATTAACTCGGGTATTGTCATTTAATAATTGCCAATAGTTAATAAATGTGTTGTTCAAGTTGGCCTTATCAAGAATATTAGTCTCTGGCAAATTAATGTGAGAGAAACGAATGACTGGTTCTGGAAGTGTCAAAATTGATCTGAGTTCCAAGACGTCGGGTTGCGTTACATTAACGCGATGTGAAATCATTTTACTACTCGTTATTTGCGTGGCGTCCAATCTACTGACTCCCAAGTTATAACGTTGAATAACAAATTTCTTGGTTTTAATAATATCATTCTCCGCAACAGATGAATAGAAATCGCCCAAATTATCAATAATTGCATTTACGTCATTTAAAATGTTAACGTCGCTTATAACGTCAACTGTGGTTTCGGCGTCTGTCTGTTGAAAGGGTGTTAAATAAGGATTCAGCTCTGACATTAAATTGAAATACTTGTTTTGGTCTGATGGAGTGTCATTGGATTTATATCGGTCAAAAATTGTTTTCATTTCATCAATGTCTTGATCTATTGTTAATGGAATAATATCTGAACTTTCAGAAACATCTTCTTTTGAGCTAATATTATAAATCTTTTTGACATTTTTTGCAACAGGAAGAAGCCAAAACAACAAGTTTTTGAATGTTGATAAATTTTTAACTAATGGTTTCCACGAAACTGTTTTTGTAATTGGACCAATAACATTACCATATTCGTCTAGTTCGGAAAACTCTGAACGCAACTGTTTAAATCGTTCAATCATAGTGTGAATGTTATTCAATACAGCCCCCGTTCTTTGAACGTTGGGAATATTTGATAATAACTCATTTAATAAATCATCTGTTTGTGAGTTAAGGTTAAAACGCTGTTGTGACTGTTCAACTTCAACATATTGTGTGATTGCTTCCAATTCATCCCCAATTTTAATTTCATCCGCTCTTACAATAAACTCGCGAATAGTGTCTTTGATGTCCTTAACTGGCAAATTGTAAACCGTATCTGCATTTTCTCTCTTATCATCTTCTACAAGAGGAGCAATTGATTCTTCATCTGTTTCGGGCAATCCTAGAGTTTCTCTTTCTTTTTCCTTTTCTTTTTCTTTTATAACAATTTGGTCAGGCTTCTCTCTTATCTCAATTGTCTCAATGGGCAAATCTAGTGAAATGCCTTTATAGCCAAAGTTGATATACAAAATGTCATCGTCAGGATATGTTTTAATTTCAATCATATCTTCTTCTAGATTAGTGATTTGACCAGTTAATACTACAGGCGTATCTCCTCCAAAATAAATATTAATCCACGTATTTGGAAGTAGGTCATTTTGTCTTGCGTATCCAAGTTTATCGCTTCTGTCAATTAAAGCAATAGATGTTATTGATCCGTCTCCAAGGGTTCCGTCTTCATTTATCTTAATTTTATTTGCAGTTAAATCGTTTACGTTTATCAAATTAATTTGGTTCTTGTCAATATAATCAATAACAAATGTATTGTTGTCTAATATTTGGTTTGAAGGAGCTTGAAGTCTTATAACATCAGATAATTGAAGATTAATTGTTTGAGACTCAGGAGCTTCTTCTACACTTTGCGATTCTATGGGTAATGACATTATTCCTATATTTATAATAGAAATTTTTATGATTGTGACAACCGAAATGAAAAAGTCAAAATGGCAAAAATAAAAAATCAAAAAATAAAAATCAAAAATCAAAATCAAAATCAAAAGGAAACTAACAAAAAGCAAAAAAATTTAAAATAGTGGTTTAAAGACAATACACAATAAAATGTATTAAATAATGTCTCAAGGTGTGCGTCAATCAGTTTATTGTTTAAATGAAATAGTGGGTTTTTCGGATATGTTACTAAATGAATCAGTTGGAGAAGACCATCAAAACAAGGTTCGTGTTAAAATGGTCGAATATGTTACTAAAAATAACAACAAATATAAAATTATTAGATACGACAAGGAAATGCTGGCACCAGATATTATTTCTAGCACCGGTCTATTGCGTTCGGTTATTATAAATAATAAAAATAGAGTTGTCAGTTTTGCACCACCTAAATCTATATCTTATGAATCATTTGCAAATAAAAATCCAGATAAGTCTGATAGCGTTTTTGCGGAGGAATTTGTAGAGGGAACGATGATTAATGTTTTTTGGGATGAAACATCTGGATTATCTGGTTCTTGGGAAATAGCTACTCGTAATACAGTTGGTGCTGAAGTCTGCTTTTTTAAATCTAATGAAAAAATGCCAAGTTTCAGAGATATGTTTTTGGAAGCCGCAAAGAAAAATAATTTAGAGTTGAACATGTTAAACCCAATGTATTGTTATAGTTTTGTTTTGCAGCACCCTGAAAATCGCATTGTTGTTCCTTTTAAGAGCGCACAATTGTATTTGGTGGAGGTTTATGAAATAGTGCAAACTGAAGGTGGTGTTGTAAATGTTTTCCCTCTTGATTTAAACGTTGTTAAAGCGGTTGGATATTGGAATACGACAACCTTAAAGTTTCCGCAATTTTATGAGTTTACAAAATATGACGATTTAAAGGAAAAGTATGCAAGCATGAACACCTCGTATGAGGTTCTAGGCGTTGTAATTAAGAATAAAGCTACAGGGGAGCGATGCAAGATTAGAAATCCAGTGTATGAATATGTTAGGCATTTGCGAGGAAATCAGCCAAAGAGTCAGTATCAGTATTTGGAATTGCGAAAGGAAGGAAAAGTTGGAGATTTTTTGAAGTTTTATCCAGAGAACAGGAAGGATTTTTCTTATTTCCGAGACAAATTGCACGATTTTACAAATGCATTGTATCAAAATTACATTAGTTGTTATATAAAGAAAGAGAGACCTTTGAAGGAATTTCCAGACCAGTTTAGAACGCACATGTTTCACATTCACAAGCTTTATACTGATATTCTGAAGCCAAAGAATGACTATATTAACAACACAGTTGTAATAAACTATGTTAATGGACTGCATCCATCTCTACAAATGCATTCAATGAATGCATGCCTAAGAAAGCGCACAGTTGATTTTATTAAGGTTGATTCTACTGTGGAATAACTTGGATCGTTTAAATATGTCTAGGTTTATTCAGAAAAAAAATTGAAAAATTTTTCACAACATTGCTAATTATAACACCCAACCCATCCCCACTCAAAACCCCAAGAGGAAAATCCTAAAAATGACAACGATAACTAGGTTCCCTCCGGAGCCTAATGGATTCCTGCACATAGGTCACTGTAAATCTTTGTTGATAAATTACGGTGAAGGAAATTCGTGTCATTTAAGATTAGATGACACGAATCCATCAACTGAAAGTGAACTTTTTGTAAGCGAAATAATCCGCGATATGAATTGGCTTGGATACGATCCATGCGTTATTACATATACGTCAGACTATTTTGATAAATTGTTTGATTTTGCGTGTATTTTGATTAAAAATGGATATGCGTATGTGGACTTTTCCGCACCAGATGTAATTAAAGAGGAAAGACATCGTGGAGTTGAAAATGTTTACAGATGTATGTCTCCAGACATTCATTTGACGGAGTTTGAAAATATGAAAAACAAAAAATATTCTCCTGGTGAAGCAGTTCTTCGTTTAAAAATAGACATGTCCAACAACAATCACACGCTGAGAGACCCAATTGCGTACAGAATAAATTATTCTCCGCATTTTAAAACCGGTGAAACTTGGTGCATGTATCCGTCTTATGATTATAGCCATGGGATAGTAGACGCGCTTGAAAACGTAACAACATCATATTGCACGGACGAGTTTTATGTTCGGCGTGATTTATATTATTGGAGCGCGTCCACGTTGAATAGTTTGGGTTGTAGTTTGCGTGCAGCACGCGTGCACGAGTTTGGAAAACTTACAGTTGAGAACAACACGCTGTCTAAAAGAAACATTAAAAAATTAATTGATAATGGCGAGGTATCTGGTTATGACGATCCCTGTTTGCTTACTGTAAGAGGCATGCGCAACCGCGGATATACGCCGGAAATAATTAAAGCTATTGCAAGTTGTTCAGGACTAGGCAAAGTGAAAACGGTTGTGTCTATGAAACTTGTGCATCATTTATTAATTAGTCATTACAATCCAATTGCAATTAGATGTTTTGCGGTTATAAACCCCATCAAATGTGTGATTACAAACCTGGACGAAGAGAAAATTTGTAATCATCCTCACATTCCTAATAGTCCTGAACATTGTCATACTACGACAATAAGCAAAGAAGTTTACTTAGAAAACGACGACTTTAAGCTGGAACACGACGATGACTATTATCGTTTATCGCCGATAAATAAAATGGTTAGACTGAAGTTCTACGATATTGTGAAATACGAATGCGTTGTAGATAATGTTGTGTACGTATCTGCGCGCAATTTGAAAAAGGACAAATCGGTTAAAGCAACTATTCATTGGCTTTCTATAAATCACGCCGTTCCTGCGAAATTTATATTCATAGATAGTGAAAATCCACTTATAAAAAATACACGCGACGGATTTGTTGAAAGTTATGTATTGGAATGCGGCGACGATGTTGTATTTGAATTTGAAAGAATTGGGTATTTTAAGTTACTGCATAAAGACGAAAACAATGTTCCGCACTATTTGTGTATTGTATATTTGAAATAATTTGCAAAGATGCATAATGTTGTAAATATTGTATTTATTGTACGCGTGGTGTAGCGTAGTTGTGTAATTTTTTGTTTTATAAAGGGTGTAAAACTGAAACAAATCTTTAAAAATATAAAATGAATAATAAAGATGTATTTTTATTCATTTTATAGAAAAATTAAAAGCAACATACCAATTGTTAATTTGGTTGTGTCGTCATCAAGCTTGGCGCTACAATTGCAGACAATTTATAAAAATAAAACAAAAACTTAAAAAAAAGAACTATTTATAAAATAAATGTTTCAATTTGGCACAACCTTTTAGCAAAACGACCGTCGCCCAAAAGGCTTAAAGGTTGTTAAAACTTATCCTTAATTGTCTTGTAAACATGAATAGCATCCGCAATACACTCCTTCAAGTTTTGTTTAATGGCCTGCTTCTCAAGCTCCTCCGTGTAAGCAATACGAATAATGCTGTCAGTGTCGTGAGGGTGCATCTTCTTGAAGCCACAGTATGAAAGGTGCTTTGTTCCTTCATAGAACTTGGTATACAAGAAATACTCCAAAACTTTTCCAATTGTGTAGTCCTCATTTTCAAGCGTAACATCATAACAATTTTTCATAGTGTTTTCAGATGGAGCAATTTTCAATTCATCGGTGTCAATTGCGATATCAAGCGCTTCCAATTTATCAACAAGAACGTCGCATGCCTTGCGAATAATTTCTTGGTTTGTGAATACACCAACTGTTTGAATAGTGAAGTCAAAACTGTCGCGCTTGACAACTCTTTGTCCGTCCAATAGACGCCAATTTGTGGTTTCAAATACAATTTCCTCCTTGCTCAACCCCTTGTCTTTCCACTCTTGGGCCTTCTTTGCAAGAACTTCCTCAATGTGAACATCATCTTGAGTAAATCCATATGCGCAGGTGGATACAACGTTGAACATTCCATCGTCTTTAGCGGTTCCAACGGAAAACTCACAAGTAAACTGCAACTTTTCTCCGTGGATTTCATCGGAAATTTTAGGACGAAGTCTAGCAAAATCAATGTAATAGCCCGTCAACGAATTGGGTGGAAATATGCTTTTTTGATCCTTTTCCTTTAGATATTCATTTGTAGTTAAATTTTTAATCTTAAAATGTTCTGTCGTAACAAACGTAATAGTATCTGTAAGATTTTCCACGTTGACTTCCACAATGTAATTTTGTAGAGGCATTTTTAAGTCGGATATATGAATTGGAATGCAACTTAAGCGTTGTTTAAGAATCTCATTATTTAAGCGAGTTGTATTTGTAATGATTTTGCATTTATTCTCTTCATTAGGAGAAGTTTTAAAAACAACTGTTGGAATATCAGACAAAATTGTCCTGCGAAGGCCATTTGCCAAACTGACATTTACGTCCCTCAACGTAAATGACAAAATATCACCGTCTTCTTCTGGCTTTTCAATGCGTGGGTTCATTCTATCTTATACTAAATAAATACTATTTAATATATTTAATCAATTTTTTCTTAAAATGAGTTAAAATAATAATTCAATAAGCTTAATATAGATTAATGAGTTCAATTCTCTATTATAGTAATTTTTGCGAGCATTCTAAAAAACTTTTGCAGACTTTATCCAAAACCCAGGCGAGCAAAGACCTTCATTTTATATGCATTGATAAAAGAACACAAGGCCCGGATAAAAAAATTTATATAGTTTTAGAAAACGGCCAAAAGATTGTTATGCCAGAAAATGTAACAAAAGTTCCAGCTTTGTTGTTGTTAAATCAGAATTACCAGGTTCTTTACGGCGATAATATATACAATCATCTAAAACCCGCACAGGAAGTTATTACTCGCCAAGCAACGAGTAATAATATGGAACCTATGGCGTTTTCTTTAGGAGGAGGTTGCATTGCATCCGATCAATATAGTTTTTTAGACATGGATTCAGAAGAATTAAATACAAAAGGAAACGGTGGAATGAGACAAATGCACAATTATGTTCCTTTGAATTATAGCGACACAATAAGCACGCCAACTGATGAACATGATTATAAACAAGGCAAGAGTGCTGGAGGACAAGAAATGACAATTGAAAAGTTGCAACAAATGAGGGACCAAGAAATTGCCGGATTGACTCCAAAAAAATAAATAATTACAAAACTCAAAAATATAAATAATATAAGTTAATAACTTAAAAAAATTTTAAAATATAAAATAACAAAGATAATGGCGGCGCAGTCAGCTACATTGTTAACGGCATTTAATGATCATTTTATAGATTTTGTAAACGATATTATAAATGTTTTTCCAGATGACGCCGATTTAGCAACTGCAAAAAACTCGTTTATTTTGATAAGAAAAGCAAATCCAAAAATGATTGTTAAAATTTGGCAAATGTTTGTAGTTGAAAAGTACGGCGACGCAATTGAGAAAGGTGACATAAGCTTTTTTATTAATAAGGACTATTCTGCGGATTTATCAAATGCGGAAAATTCAGATAAAATAATGGAAGCTATTAATAGATTGCGTAGACCCGTTCAAATGATGACTCCAGAAGACCAGAAAAAAGTTATGAAGTATATTCAAAACTTGACGAAGCTTTCAGTTTTGTATCATAGTATGATATAAAAAATGATATAAAAACTTTATAGAAAGAAAAAGAAATCCTTACCTTGCTCAATAATGTATAATAGTTCAAAT